GTCTCGCTGCAGCAGCTACTAACACACAAATTGAAGGTAATGACTCTTCATTCGCAACATTAGCAGCAACAACAGTATTAGGTAACTATACTCAAATCTCAAGCAAAACAGTTCAAATTTCTAACACATATGACGTAGTTAAAAAATACGGTCGTAAGTCTGAAGTTGCTTACCAACTTATGAAAGCTGGTAAAGAACTTAAACGTGACATGGAATATGCAATTGTTCGTAACCAAGCATCATCAGCAGGTGGCGCAGCTACAGCTCGTTCATCAGCAGGTATTGAGTCTTGGATTGTAAACAGAGTATTAGCTACAGGTTCTACAGCAGGTACAACTCCTGGTTTCTCAGGTGGTACAGTTGCAGCTCCTACAGACGGTACTTCAGTAACATTCATTGAAGCAGACTTAAAGTCAGCTTTACAATTAGCTTGGACAGATGGTGGTGAGCCATCATTAATCCTTATGTCAGCAACTAACAAAGCTCGTTTCTCAGGCTTTAGTGGTATTGCTACTAAGTTCAACAATGTTCAAGGTACAACACAAGCAACAATTACTGGCGCTGCAGACGTTTACGTTTCAGACTTCGGTAACCACACAGTTAAACTTGACCGTTTCATGAGAGATCAAGCTGTTCTCTGCGTTGATCCTGGTTATGTTGGTTTAGCTTCACTACGCCCAATGAGCAAAGAAGAACTTGCTAAAACAGGCGATAGTACAAAATGGTTACTCACAGCAGAATACGCATTAGTGGTTCAAAACCCAGATGCACATGCTAAAGTACAAAACGTAGGTGCTTAGTAATTAAGTAATGATATAATGGAGGGTGTTAATTCACCCTCTGTTGTATTTTATATATGCCAATATTATTTGACCACAATAGCGTAACAGGTGTAAGTCAGTACTTTGACTATGACCCAGCTAAAGATACATATTACCTAACCTCTACTCAAGACTTGAGTGGTATGTTAGACAAGATTAAACAAGCAAGAGATAACCCTGATACATGGGATAAAGGCGTTAAAGAAGAATGGGCGCACTTTGCTAGTATTCCACCTGTAGTGGAAATGCAATTAAAACAAAAAGGGATAGACATATATAACCCTAACCAAACTAAAGAATTAGTAAAAGAAATAAACGAAAACTATCCATACTTAAAGTTGACTACTAAACGTGGCTAAAGCAAAATTAAAAGTAATAAGTGTTAAAGACTCTGGTGATACTTGGGATATTACAGTAGATACCAATGAAGAAGGTCGTAGAATACTTATGGAAGCTGGTATCAACCAGGCATTAAAAAACATGGTAGATGATAATATAGATAAACTATCATGGTGGGAACGCTTTAAATACGCATGGAAGAACGCTAAATAATTGGATAAAGACGAATTAAAGCAAGTACAATTAGCCATACATGACCTTATACAAAAGGAACAGTATGACTTAGCTATGCCACTTATAAACGAAGTGTTAATGATGTATCCTAATGATGCAGCTACATTAAACTTTGCTGGATACATTTGGCTAATGGGTGATAAACCTGCATTTGCTTATCAATACTTCCGTAGAGCATTACAAGAACAACCAGGAAATAAAGCATTATGGACTTCTCTAGGTCGTGCATGTCACGAAATGGATATGTTTGATGATGCTATTAAATACTTCTTAAAGTCAGCAGAATTAGACCCTAGCTATGCTATGGCTTACTCTAATGCTTCAGCATCATTAGTCCAAATGTCACGTTGGGAAGATGCAGAGAAAGCAGCTAAAATGGCTTTAGAATGTGATCCTAAAGAAATACACGCACAATTAAACCTAGCACATAGTTATCTAGCTAAAGGTGAATGGGTAAAAGGTTGGGCAGAATGGGATAAGTCACTAGGTGGCAAGTTCCGTAAAGAATTAGTCTATGGTAACGAACCTAGATGGAATGGCGATAAAGACAAGACTATTGTTATCTATGGTGAACAAGGTTTAGGTGATGAGATATTCTATGCTTCATGTATTCCTGACGCTATAGATATTAGCAAGAAAGTCTACATAGACTGTGACGAAAGACTAGAAACACTATTTAAACGTAGTTTTCCTAAAGCAGAAGTGCATGGCACTCGTAAACAAGATAACGTAAGGTGGTTAGATGGACTTACTTTTGATGCAAGGTGTGGAATTGGTGGTTTACCCCAATTTTTCAGAACAGACAGCAAGGCTTTTCCTGGGACTCCTTTTCTAGTTCCTGATAGTGAAAAGGTTGACATGTGGAAACACATGTTTAAGTCATGGAATAAGACAGTAATTGGTATCACAACTAAAGGTGGCACGTTTAGAACTAATGCTAAAGGTCGTGAACTTACAGAAGATGACTTACAACCACTATTAAAACGAAAAGATATACAGTTAGTAAGCCTAGATTATAGCGTAGAACGCAAAATTGATGGCGTTAAATACTTTGAATTTGCAACAGACGCAAAAGACTATGACGATACAGCATCTATTATAGCTGCTTGTGACATGGTTTTAGGGGTAAACACTACTGCATTACATTGTAGTGCTGCTATGGGCGTTAAAACATGGTGCTTAGTACCTAAATATCATCAATGGCGTTATGCTCAACCTAGTATGCCATGGTATCGCCACATGAGACTCATTTATCAAGACGATAGAACATGGAAAGAAGTGATTGATCAACTTAATATCTGACGCATACAGAGAAATGCAGACAAAACTGCATGAAGATGTAAATTATGGTGTAGCAAGTGTAGCTTACGCACCACTCATAGATTTAATCATAAAAGAAAACAAGATAAGATACCTATTAGACTACGGTGCAGGTAAATGTAGGCTAAAAGATGCTCTTACAGTAGATGTAAAATACACTCCGTATGAGCCAAGTAATGAATTATGGGCATCTATCCCTGAACCAACAGAGTTCGTGGCTTGTATTGACGTTCTAGAGCATATAGAGCCTGAATTATTGGATAATGTGTTAAACGATTTACAACGTGTGACAATGAAATTTGGACTATTTACGATACATACTGGTCCTGCAGCTAAAATACTACCAGATGGTCGTAATGCACACCTCATTCAAGAACCACTATCATGGTGGGAAGACAAAATAAAAATAAGATTTAAGATAATTAAACAAGTAGCTATGACCAATGGTTGTATCTTCTTTGTTAAAAAAGGATAACTATGGCTTTTACCAACTATACTAGCTTTGTAACGGTAGTAAATAACTATCTAGCAAGGTCAGATTTAAGCGCACAAGTGCCTGACTTTATTCAGTTAGCACAAACACGTATGTCACGTGATTTAAGAACTGAGAAGATGCTAACAGTAGCTATTGCAACTATTACATCAGGTGACGGTACAGTATCATTACCTAATGATATGTTAGAAGTAAGAGAAATACATTTGCAAGGTAATCCTGTTATTAGATTAGAATATCAGTCACCAGACTTATTCTTTAAAAACGGACTTACAACTACTTCAGGTGTTCCTGCATTTTTTACAATGCTAGGTTCAGAATTTCAATTTGCACCTACTCCAAATGGTCAACAAGTTGTTCAAATTCTTTACTATGCACAACCAACATTTATATCTAGCACAACAGCAAGTAATTTGTTTTTGGCTAACTACCCAGACGCTTTATTATATGCAACTCTAGCAGAAGCAGAACCATATCTAATGAATGACGCAAGAATAGCAACATGGTCAGCTTTATACGACAGAGCAATTGCAAATATTAAGACAAGCGACTTGGGTCAAACATACCCATATACTTCACTAAGCGTAACACCACGATAAAGGAAAAATTATGTCAGAATTTAGTAACTATCTTGAAAATGCACTTATCAATGCAGTTTTAAGAAACACAACTTACACATCACCATCAACAGTTTATGTCTCATTATGGACAACTGACCCTACAGATGCAGGTTCAGGTAACGAAGTATCAGGCGGTTCATACGCTAGAACTTCAGTCACATTTAGTTCACCTTCTAACGGTGTAACATCTAATAATGCAGACGTATCTTTCCCACAAGCAACAGCTTCATGGGGTACTGTAGGTTGGATTGGTTTAAATGATGCTTCAACATCTGGTAACCTATTATTCCATACTCCATTAGATACAAGCAAAACAATTGACTCTGGCGATATTTTTAAAATAGCTTCAGGTTCATTAACAGTTACATTATCTTGAGGATAAGTCATGGCTCTAGTCGTTAAAGACAGGGTACGAGAAAATAGTACCACTACAGGTACAGGCACGTTCACACTATCGGGTGCAGTAACAGGCTTCCAAACATTTTCTACTGCTATTGGTAACGGTAATACAACATATTACTGTATTGTAAACCAAGGTGAATGGGAAGTTGGTCTAGGAACTGTAGGTGCAGGTACATTATCACGTGATACTGTTTTATCATCATCTACAGGCTCTAAAGTATCATTTACTTCAGGCACTAAAGATGTATTTTGTACATATCCATCTGTTAAATCAGTATACAGAAATGGTTCTGACGTAGCTATATTGTCATCTACAGACGTTACTACAGGTTTAGGCTATACACCATTAGCACCTAGCAACAATTTGTCAGATGTGTCATCTACATCTACTGCTAGAACTAATTTAGGATTAGGTTCTATAGCAACACAAGCTGCTTCTAACGTAGCAATTACAGGTGGTGCAATAGACGGTACTACAATAGGATCAACAACGCCTTCTACAGTATCAGGAACGCTTTTAAAGGCTACTAATGGCATTATTATCAATAATATGACTATAGGTACAAGCTATACAATTCCAAATGGATATGGCGCACATAGTGTAGGTGCTGTTACTTTATCAAGTGGTGTTTCAGTAACTGTTCCTAGCGGTTCAAGATGGGTGGTTCTATAATGTCAAAAAATAAAATATCAGAATACTCAAGTTCAGCAGCAGGTAATACTGACATTGGTGGTATTAACATTGCAGAAGGAATGTTACCTTCAGACGTTAATAACGCCATTCGTGAGCTTATGGCTCAACTTAAACACCAACAAGCAGGTACAGACGGTGATGATTTTACTGTAGGTAATAATTTAGATGTAGACGGTAGTGGAACATTTGGTGATGACGTTACTATTAACTCTACAGGTGCAATTAAAGTTCCTGTAGGTACAACAGCACAAAGACCTACTTCTGCCACAGGTAAGATAAGATACAATACTACATTATCACAATACGAAGGTTATGATGGCTCCTCTTGGTCTTTACTAGGTGGTGGAGCTACTGGTGGTGGTGGAGACCAAGTATTCGTAGAAAACACAACAACAGTCACAACAAGTTATTCTTTACCTACAGGGAAAAATGCAATGTCTGTAGGTGCAATTACAATTAACAGCGGAGTATCTGTCACAGTACCATCTGGACAACGCTGGGTAATATTATAAGGGGAAATAAATGGCTTCAAGTATAAATGCCTCAACAAGTGGTTCTGGTGGTGTCATAACCACAGCAGACAACACAGGTATTCTTAATTTACAAACAGCATCTACAACTGCTGTCACTATAGACGCATCACAAAAAGTAGGGATTGGTACTACAAGTCCAACAACAAAATTAGATGTTGTAAGTTCAGCTACTGCTGATTATGTAAGGATGGCAAATGCTGGTTATCAAGGATATTTTGGAGTAGAAAATGGAGTTGCTGGAGCTGTTATATATTCACAAACAGCTGCTGGTGGAAATGCTCCTTTAGCGTTTGGTATTGGTGCTACAGAACGTATGCGTATAGACTCTAGTGGTAATGTGTTGGTTGGTACGACGTCAGAGCCAAGCGCTTCTGTATCTGGCGTAAAAATTTGTAGCCCTACTGTTGCGTACAGCAGATTTAGTGCTGGTAACAATAATGGAGATATTTGGCACATTGGATTTATGAATGGGAACGGCCTTGTAGGTCGTATTGCTACAAATGGAACTGCTACATCTTTTGTAACATCATCAGATTATCGGTTAAAAGAAAACATTGCACCAATGACAGGTGCATTAGAAGTGGTGGCTCAACTTAAACCTGTGACATACACATGGAAAACTGATGGTTCAGATGGTCAAGGCTTTATTGCTCACGAATTAGCAGAAATAGTACCAGAGTGTGTATCTGGTGAAAAAGACGCTGTTGATGCTGACGGAAATCCAGTTTATCAAGGCATAGATACTTCATTCCTAGTAGCTACTCTAACAGCCGCCATTCAAGAACAACAAACCATCATTAACGACCTAAAAGCAAGAGTAACAGCATTGGAGGCTAAATAATTGGCTAAATTTGCTAAAGGACAAATACCTTGGAATAAAGGTAAAAGCCATAGCATAGAAACAAAAGAAAAAATTAGTAAAGCTAAGAAAGGATTTAGACATACTCTAGAAGTTGAAGCTAAAATAGTTGATAATTTATTAAAAGTTGGTGTAAAAACTAGATTTGCAAAAGGACAAGTGCCACATAACAAAGGAATTAAATGTCCTCGTTATACTAAAGAAGAGATTAAAGCTCATCAAAAAGAATGGCGTGATAAAAATAAAGATAAGATAAACGCTAATAATAAAAAATGGCGTAAATCAAATCCAGAAGCATTTAAAGCCATGCAAAAACGTACTAGAGAAAAAAATTCAGCAAGAGTTAATGCTGCTAATAACAAAAGACGTGCAGATAAGTTAAATAGAACTCCTAAATGGCTTACTAAAGATGATTTATGGTTAATTAAAGAAGCACATGAACTAGCAATATTAAGAACTAAACTATTTAAATTTGATTGGCACGTTGACCATATCATTCCATTAAAAGGAAAAACTGTTTCTGGACTTCATGTTCCAAACAACATACAAGTTATAGAAGGAAAACTAAATATTATGAAAAATAACAAATTTGAAGGAGAAACATTTTGTCATCAGTAGTCATAGCTGGTAACACCAGCGGATCAGTAACACTATCAGCACCAGACGTTGCTGGCACTACTACACTTACGTTGCCTACTACGAGTGGGACTGTATTAACTACAGCAAATACATTTGCTGCTGGAACAGGACCAGCGTTTAGAGCGTACCAAGATGCTGGTCAAACAATATCAAATACAACTTTTACAAAAGTTACTTTGGCAACTGAAGATTACGACACTGCTAGTTGTTTTGCTTCTAGTCGTTTTACTCCAACTGTAGCTGGATATTATTTATGCACTGGAAATATTAGGTTTTCAGCAAGCACAGCGGGCCCAGTAATTGTTGCATCTATTTATAAAAATGGCAGCGCATATCAAAGTTTTGAAGGTAGCACTAACTCATCAGATTCTTCTACTCAAGTAACTTCTTTAGTTTATTTAAATGGTTCTACAGATTATGTAGAACTTTATACATATCAAAATTATGGTGGTAATAGAAGTACAGTATCTGGCGCATCACAAACATCATTTCAAGGATTTTTAGCGAGGGCTGCATAATGTCATTATATGAAAAAATTAAACAACTATATCCATCATTAACAGATGCAGATTTTAACCCTATTACAGGCACAATTCTTCTACAAAACGATTCAGATGGTAAAGGTGACTACATCGCTAAATGGGAACATCCTACTTTACCTAAACCAACAGACGAACAATTAGGAGCAACATAATGTCAATGATTTTAGATGGCTCAAATGGAGTCACGTTTAACGACTCATCTCTACAAGGAGCTGCAGCGTCACCTTATGTGCTAAAGAACCGTATTATAAATGGTGACATGAGGATAGACCAACGTAATGCTGGTGCATCTATTAGTAATAACACTACAGGAACTCAATTTTCTTTAGATAGATGGTTAATTTATGGTTCTCAAGCGTCTAAATTTAACATTCAACAAAATGCAGGTTCTGTAACCCCACCAACAGGATTTACTAATTATTTAGGATGCACTTCAACATCTGCTTATACTGTAACATCTACTGATGAATTTGATGTTATTCAAAGAATTGAAGGTTATAATATGTCTGACTTTGGCTGGGGGACTGCCAATGCAAAAACTGTTACATTATCATTTTGGGCAAGAAGTTCACTTACAGGTACTTTTGGTGGTGTATTTGGTAACTCTTCTTTAAATAGAGTATATGTTTTTTCTTATACAATTTCAGCAGCAAATACTTGGGAATATAAAACAGTAACTATTACTGGTGATACTACTGGAACTTGGGATTCTACCAATGGAAAAGGTATTCAAATTTATTTTTCTTTAGGATGCGGTTCTACTTACCAAGGAACTACTGGTTCTTGGGGTTCTACATTATATTTAGCACCAACAGGACAAACTTCAGTAGTAGGAACAAACGGAGCTACATGGTACATCACTGGTGTCCAACTAGAAATAGGCACATCAGCAACACCGTTTGAACGCAGAATATTTGGTCAAGAATTAATATTGTGTCAAAGATATTTTCAGAAATCTTATGATTTAAATGTGGCTATTGGATATGTTGGAACTGTTAATGGTTCAGTAGCAATAAGAAATGCAAATGTTACAAATGATGGATGTCCATTTTGGCATTGTCCATTTAAAGTAACAATGAGAGCAACTCCAACGGTTACAACATATAGCTATGATGGAACATCAGGTAAAATTAATGGACCAAGTAATGCTACAGTAACTGCTACTGTATATCAAACTGGATTTAATGGATTTAATGTATTAAATAGTAGTGGTTCAAGTGTAAGTTTAGGTGATTATTATTGTAATTATGCTGCATCTAGTGAATTATAGGTATTTATATGTATAAATTAATTAAAAACATTTTTACAAAAGAAATTAATTCAGTTCAAAGACTTGCAGACAACGCATTTATCCCATTTGACCCAGCAAATTCTGACTACCAAGCCTACCTAAAATGGATAGAAGAGGGTAACGAGCCCTTACCAGCAGACGAGTAAAAACTGTATCTCAAAATATACAAAACAAGTAAATTGTAAATTATAAGAAACACAAAGGAGCATAAATGTTTGGAATTAGTGCATTTGCACAAACAGCTTATAGCTCACTTGCTAGTGGTGTAGTCTACGGTTCTGGACAAATAGATGCAACAGCTATCGTTACAGCAGACGCTTATCGCATAAGATATACTTCAGGTGCTATAAATGCTACTGCTTCAGTCACAGCAGACGGATACTCTATAGCTTTTGCTAGTGGTGCTATAAACGCTACTGCTAACGTCACAGCTAATGGATATTCTGAAGCATACGCTAGTGGCTCTATCACAGGAACAGCTCAACTATATGTAGACGGTATCTATGTATACGCATTTGCTAGTGGTGCAATATTTGCTAACTCTAGCTTTACTGCTGATGCTATACGTATTAGAACTGATAGTGGTGCTATAAATGGAGTAGCTACTGTTACTGCAAACGGTGGTGTTCTATACGAAGGTTTTGGTCAAATTACTGCAGAAGCACTATTAAATGCTAGTGCAAACGCTATATTAGCAGGTATAGGTGCTATAAATGCAACATCAACAGTTACAGCAAACGGAAAAATTTTAGGTGAAGAATGGTCACCTGTAACCCCTGGTTCAGAGTCATGGAGTGATGTGACGCCAGGTTCAGACACATGGACAGTTATAACAGGAAATACGAATACATGGCTACCAATAGGATAAATTTAGCGGAATGGTTACCAGACCAACCATCTACAATAGGTGCATTAATAGATGTAAATAATACTGTACCATTATCTATTGGTTACTCACCATTTCCTTCTGCTGTTGACTATTCTAACGCAGCTAGTGAAAACTTAAATAACGTATATGCAGGTAAGTTTAGTACTACTACACAATTATTTGCAGGTGGTGCTAGTAAACTATTTAAGTTTGACCCAGGAACATTAGACTTAGATGACGTATCTAAAACAGGTGGATATGGTAGTATCTATAGATGGCAATTTGTTCAGTTTGGTGATGTATTACTAGCTACTAATAATGACGATAAAATACAAGCATGGACTGTAAGTGCTTCTACTACATTTGATGATGTATCTGCTTCAGCTCCTGTATGTAAATACATTACTGTAGTTCGTGACTTTGTAGTAGCAGCAAACATTAGTGGTACACCTAATAAAGTACAATGGTCAGATATTAATGATGAAACTGATTGGACAAGTGGTGGTGCATCACAAGCAGACTACCAAATCATTGCAGACGGTGGAAATATTGTAGGTGTAACAGGTGGTGAATTTGGTCTAGTCTTACTAGAACGTGGCATAGTCCGTATGTCATACATTGGTTCTCCATTATTCTTCCAATTTGACACAATTTCACGTGGTTTAGGATGTACTTCAGGTGCAACTGTAGCACAATATGGTCAAACTACATACTTCTTGTCAGATGATGGTTTCTATTCATGTGACGGTATCAATATTAAAGATATTGGTTCAGATAAGATAGATAAATGGTTCTTTACAGACTGCGAATTATCTCAAATTGACTCATGTAGTACAGCAGTAGACCCTGTTAAAAACATTGTAGTATGGAATTATGCTAACGTAAACGCTGGTCGTACATTACTTATGTATAACTGGCAAACTAATAAATGGTCTAAAGCAGATACATCTGTAGACTATATTTCTTCTATCTCTACATCAGGATTTACACTAGAAGACTTAGATGCTTATGGTCTTTTAGATGATATTCAAACATCTTTAGACTCACGTTTATGGATTGGTGGTAAATTGCTATTTGCAGGTGTAGAAGCAGAAAAAATTGTTACATTTACAGGTGTAAATACAACAGCTACATTTACAACAGGTGATGTAGAAGTAGGTTATAACTCTATTGTAACGCTTTCAAGACCACAAGTAGAAAATGGTTCAGCAAATATGTCTATAGCATCTCGTAAAGAACTAGATGACACTATTACATACTCTACACCAGTTGCAGCAACATCTGAAGGTCGTTGTCCAATGAGAAGTTTTGGTCGTTATCATAGATTTAGAATGACGCCTACAGGTGATTGGTTATACGCTATTAGTTTTGATTATGATGTAGAACAACAAGGCACTAGATAATGCGTGACATGTATCGTAAACTTCCCATGTTGGGAGGTCAACCTAGAGAAGTATCTGAGGTTGTCAACAATATTATTGAAGGTAAAACTAATAATACTGGTGAAGTTACTTTAAATACAGGTTGGGCTACTACAACTACTATATACAATGAACGTATTGGTTACAATAGTATTATATTATTAACACCTACAAGTGCAGCAGCAGGTGCAGATAAATTACCTTATGGTGCGTTTCAAGACTCAACTAATCAATTTACTACAGCTAATACACCTACAGTAGTTGCATTTAATACTACAGACTTTAGCAACGGTGTTTATCTATCATCTAATAAAATATATGCTAGAAATGCTGGAGTTTATAACTATCAGTTTAGTTTACAGTTTTCTAATACAGACTCACAAATACAAGAAGTTGAAGTTTGGTTAAGAAAGAATGGCACTAATATTGCAGGAACATCTAGCAAATATGCTATTCCTAGTAAACATGGTTCTATAGATGGTTATTTAATTGCTGTAGCTAACTTCTTTGTTGATTTAGCAGCAGGTGATTATGTAGAGTTAGTATGGGCTACAACATTAGCAGCTAATTCTGGTGGTACAGTTACAGGTGTTTATATGGAAGCATACGCATCATCTACTAGCCCATATACTAGACCATCTGTGCCTAGTGCTGTAGCAACATTACAGTATAACCAAGCATCTGCATCTACTAACGTTTATGTAAGTGCAAGAACAAATGGAAGTGCTACTTTAACGCATTTTGCTAACGATACAGCAGATAAAACCTACGGTTATATTGTAGTCGCATGATATAATTGTAGGATGATTTTACACTATATACCTAAAGATAATTTACGTCAACATTGGGACTATGTAAAACATGGTCTTGAATTAGTAAGACAACGTGGTCATACATCTTGGATAGTAGAAGATGTTTACTGTGACTGTTACGAAAACAGGTCAATGCTTTTTATAGGCATTATAAACAATAAAGCAGTAGGTTTTGTAGTGCTACAACCATTAGGAGACACACTTCATGTATGGGCTTCTTGGTCTACTATTAATGACCAAACACTATTTACACAAGCATTTCAAGAAATACAAGCAATAGCGAAACAAGGCGGTAAGTCTAAAGTTACATTCAATTCACAAAGAAAAGGATGGGAACGTAGAGCAAGACAAATGGGTTTTAAACCTCAAACATGGGAATATACACTTTAAGGAAATAATATGTTTAAGTTACACAATTGGGTACAAGAATTAGTACAATCATTCACATTTTATGGTGGAGGTGGTTCAGGTGGTGGTG